TTTTAACATGGCGATCACAACGTTACACTCATTAACCAACTGTTGCTCCAATCTTGAAGTGTCACGCCCAGTTGTTAGGGTCAACATTTGCGAGGCACCTGTCTGTATTTGATTTCTCACCTGTTCGTAAGATGTTATAAAGTTATTTCTTATGTCAGCAGGCAATACATCAATTGCCAGGTAATCCGGACTGATAAGTGGAGTGCTCTGAATACTAATTTTATTGTTATAAGCGAATTGTATGTACTTGTAATAATTGTTTACATTTAACAACTGTGGTACACTACGCAAAACCACATTCAATTTATTAGATCTATACTTTAGCAGTGTATGAAGGTTCTCAAGTACTTTTTCTGTATCACTACCCTGTCTAATATAATGATTGTTAGCTTCAATACTTTCTAGACTTATTTCAATATCAGCCGATCTAAAAAAAGACAACTTGTCTAGAATTTCTTTATCTATTAGAGTACCATTACTGACAAAACTTAAACTAAGATTCTGGTAGTTTTTTTCAATCAACCAATCAATAAATTTATAAAATTTTTTATTATAAAGAGGTTCCCCTCCCATAATGTGTATTCTATTTAAATTAGGAATACTTGCAATATTTTCTAAAAATTGTGCATACAACTGATCTGAATCTGTCCAATTTGATTTTTGATTTTGTGTAATTTGCCATTTTTGGTAATAATGGGCCACACGACTGCTTGCACTTGGAAAACACATTTTACATGCCAAGTTACATTCGTTACCAAAATCAACATGTAAATCAATGGGTAATTTATCAGTTTTGCCATCAATCAAAGATGCTTGAAATTTGCTGTTCCAGGGACTCTGGGTATAACTTTTTTCAAAAGCCTGTTTGGTAAAAATTGCTACCTTGTAATTTTCTTTGATTCTGCGACTTTCGTGCCCAAAGCTTTCTTCTTGATAACAACCTTGGCATTCAGGTAATTTGTCGTCGCCAAAAATACGCAATCTAAAATCACGCATTGCTTGACTGTTATACCATTCAATTATTGTTGTGTCAGATAGGTTTTTCTCTGGACCTCGTGGTTTTGTTCTTTCCGAACAACATGCCCCATGGGTGCCGTCCCAGTACATGTGAGAATTGTGCCAAGGCACGGCGCAGAAAATATCTTTATTGGCCATTAGTCAATAATGCAAAAATTAGCCCAGTTAGCTCCACCTAAACAGATCCAACCCAAAGGTCCACCTGGGTTTGGGTTGGTATTCCAGATCACATGGCACCTTTCACTTACAAAGTTGGGCGGAGTGTTTGATGTGGTAAATTGCATTGCACCCACTTTTAAATGATCAATTTGAGCAGATCCGTCATCGTGTAACACAATATTATCTTTATTGTTCGCAGTTAACACTAATTTTTGATGTCTAGATGTTCCAAGCATGCCAACATCACGAGATTTTTTCTTTGCAACAATTTCAATTTCATCGTCCCAAACACTCAAAGCAGCCGAAGGTTCAATGGTATTGATCCCTACACGTCTAGGAGTAACATACAATGTTTGAGCCAATAAACTTTCACCTCCTACTCTTAATTCGCGTAATTCACCTAAAGTTTGAAGATTACTGTTAACTATTCCAGCACCAAGAGAGTTAGATTTAGCAACTTCTTGACCATTTATTGTAATTTTTTCAAGATCTAAACCATCTTGTTTGATACGATCAAAAATTAACGAACTGTAGCTATTAAACAAAGTATGATCAAGATTTGTAAGAGTGTTTGTAGTTGTACTTGACACAAGCTTTCTAAAAAATTCTGTGTCGTCGGGCACTGTGCCATTGACTACGAACTCTCCATTAATAGTCATTGATCCTTGAACCGTCAAATCTTTAGTAAGTAAATTGTTTTCAATTACTGTGTTGTCATCCAATATAGTCAACGCTACCTGACTAGCTCTATCGTCTATTCCGGTACTGCTAAAATTTTCTATGATGCCGCCGGAAATATTATCACCGGTAATTTTTAAATCTAGTAATTTCAGTGCAGTTGGATCAATGCTATTAGTAGGGAAAACAAATTCAGTCATTCTATCTGCCACTACCGTTATTACTGAATCAGTAATAGCTTTTTGAAAGTCAATAGTTGCTAAACGTTGTTGGACTTGAGCTTCTACTAGAGACTTGGTTTGTTCTTGAGCAGATTCAATTGTTTCGTTTATTTTTACAACTATTCTATTTTCCAATCTTTTTGGATCAACAGTATAGTCATTTACTCGTCTTTCGAATGCCGCTGTTGCTGCCTGTTGAACATGAGAGGCAAAATCGTATCCTGCCAATCTGTTTTTGATAGCCGCACTGATAACGCTATCTACCCTTACCATAACATTGGAAGTAATATCAGCAACTAATCCTTCGACTATTTTTTCTAAATGTGTGTTAAGATCCATTATCAAATCGAATACTAATTACATGCTCGTAATTTTTCTTGATTAAACTTTTATACATTAAATTTTTGTGTACGGTAAACCCTGTTGCTCCTGCGTCATGACCAAATTTGGCCAATTGTTTAAAGAACATAGCTCTTCTAGCATATGGACCACGTACAGTCAACTGGTTGTTGCTTATTTGATAATTATAAGTTTGCCAGTTGTTTCTGTCGGTTGCATTATACTCATGAAATTCCAAGAATATATTGTTAGATCCATTATTTTTTATCAAAGCCGGAATTGAAAATTCACGATCTTTAAAGTCTTGATTTTTGTAATCTCTACATGTAGTTATCACATATTCTGTGGCTAGATTGCAAATTTCCGACACCCGGATTCGTTGTTCATTATCATCAGCCGAAAAAGTTAAATATTCGTCAAGCGCAACAACTGAATCAAATACTTTTTTGTATTGCTCTAGCTTGTCCTTGTGTATGTAATTGAATTTGATTCCATAGTGTTGTAGGTAATCTTGAACTTTTTTTGATATTTCCGTTGCGTAAATATCTTTAGTCTTATCTACCAAGATTGCAGGATTGAATCCTATATACAACACAGTTCTAGGCACATAATTGTGAAAAAAGGCAATCTCTTCTATAATTTCCTTTTTTCTTCTTAGTACTTCTGAAGGTTTGCTGTGCATCAAAAAAGCGTCTAATAAACAATCAGTATAACTTTCAAAACTCATGATAACCTTTTTTATTCTTAGTTAGTTATTTATAGAGTTTGGCGTACTAAGTCTAGTGTTACACAATGAAAACCGCCTCCTAATGTACGACTATGGCGTAATTCTAACGGGATGACCGTAAACTTATAATTTTCTAAAATATTCATTAAATTAGTTTGGTGTCGATCAACAATAACCGTGTCAGGATCTACTACCAACATGTTCAAGGCTATCCATTTACTTGCATATGGATATTGATAAAATCCTTGAGCTACCACATCGTCTACCCAAACGACTTCCCAATCATCAAAGATATTAGGTAAATTATCCATATTAACTCTGCTAGCATTTACCATTACAAGACCTTCGCGCAATGGTACTATAGTACTATCAATATGTACTCCAGAATAAAATTTACATATTTCAATTTTGACGTCAGGAAATCGACTCATTAGCCAATGGGCTGCACGATAATTTCCGCTGGCACTTTCTAAGTATAACATTTTATCATTGAGACGTAAGACGTTTGCAGCATCTAAGACTAATCGTTCGTTGCGCGGCATGCGATGTACTGTATCAGCACGATATATAATGTCTTCAAGTGCTTCTGATTCCATGTCTCTACAAGGATACATCATGGCTGGATCAACTATGGTGCTACCATGTATTAGTAATCTATCTCTAGGACAATACCCATACATGCCGCCACGTTCTTGATAATTGATCGCTTTGGGTCTATGCACGATAGCGCCGCACATCTCTAATGTGGCAGCAAGGGCATCTAAATCTTCGTTAGCTTCGTCAATGATCCAATCAGGAACTGGACCACTAGGAACCGGAGTTTCTGTCCATGTGGTCTTTTGGCTTTCTTGAGCAAATACAGGATCATCGCTAGGCCAGTTAGCAAAGTCCGCTCGACCAACTACTACTTCCTTTAAAGGATCCCATTCATTATAACTATGAATCATATATGTCCAGTAACTTGCAATGTATATCTAGGAGTCATGCCCAAGTTGGCAGCAATGTGTGGTGCATTCCATGACCACATCAAGGTAAACCCAGTGATCCAATTGGTATAAGGCACTCCGTCACATTCGGCGTAATGTCCTGATTGCCACGGTTCTAAAAATACTACAGCTCTACGTATATTGTTTTCCTGTCCCTGTAAATCAAATAATTCAATGTATCGCTTGTAAGTGTCAACATGCTCGGGCAGCGAGCTTCCAGGATCCATACGATAATAACTGGTTCCAATATTTTGCCAGCCAAGGGAGATGAAAAAATCTATAAACTGTTGGTTCCAACTTGGTTGTGGTTGACGCATATCACACATCCACCCACCAAATGGGCCTGTAAAGCCAGCATCTTCCCATTCAATTTGTGTACTAGGGTCGTTGAATTTTTCTTTTATATAATTTAAACTTTTATATTCATCGTCCCAAAATGGGGCGATATTAAAGTATTCTTGTGTTGCCATAATGTATTACGTCATAAAGATTACTATCTATAGGATATTTGCGCCATGGGTCTACTATAATACTACCTGGATCTATTTTGCAATAAAATTCTTGGCCGCTTTGTGTACCGGTGTATCCGTATGTGATTTCTCTGTTATGTGCTAAAAATACAATCACCGGAACATTTTGAAATGGCGGATTATCTCCGGTTAACGGATCAATATAAAAATATTTTGCCTGTAATTCATCAAGGTAATGACCCATTAGTAAACTATAACTGCCATCACAATAGTCAACATCTGGTTTGTATGCTTTTCCCATGATAAAGATAGGTAAATTTTTTTCTACTTGAATTCGTTTTAGGAATCGAGCCAAATTTCGTGCTTGTTGTTCTCTGGCATGCATGACTGTATCAAAAATATCATACCCAAGATGTAAATTTTCTGCTAACCATCGCAACGCAATATTATCTCTAGGATGACAAGGACCTGCATCTCCCATTCCGGCTCGCATATATTTTGGACTCATTATTCTGATTGTGCTATTCGCTAACGCATCAGTAACTACATCAACATTGATGTTACCGTTTTTCATGGCAACATCTTGAATCATATTAACTAGACCAATTTTGGTACTAATAAATGTGTTATAAAATATTTTAATTGATTCTGCTTCATCCCATGTGCCTACAACATAACGGGGATTGTTTTGCATTAAGGGTTGGTAAAAATCTATTAACTGTTCTGCATCACCAGTTTCGCTACCATCTTCGGTGCCTACAATAACCATTTCGGGATTGATCATATCCCACTCTACGCTGCCCATGGCAATAAGATACGGATTGTAAACAAATCTGGCATTGGTTATACACGGACGTAGTTCTCTCCGCACAGTGCCTGGAAGCACAGTGGATATAAGAACAACCAGTTGATCGGGACTAGCCCATGCATCAATTTCTCGTAATACATTTTTTACTATGGTATAGTCAAAGTCTTTGTTTGGTAGGTGTGTGATAGGTTTGGATCCATCATAATCCGGATCATGCGGAGTCTGTACAGCCACAAATACGATATCTTTACCAACAACTGCACCACGCAAATTGTCAGATATTTTAATCTTACTGCTAGACTTTGGGTAAATATCATAGCCAGTAACACTGTAATGATCTGCCATTGCTTCTGCACAGGGCATACCCAATTTACCAATACCAATAAATCCAATTTGTTTCATTCATGATTTCCTATACTAATTTTAAACTGTTTTTAGAACAGCATCTATTAGAGCCTCTGTTTATCATACCTCAATTTTATTTTCCAAATTATTCAACGGATGTTATAAATTTCATCGATAATACATGCAATCCAACATATTCATATGATTTTAACGGCAACTGTGTTTTTTGGTATGAAGAGCCTCTTAACCTTAAAGATCTAACTGATTTGTCCAATGTTAATCTTAATTATGGTACCAACGAGTGTAGAGATTGGCATGATTGTGAATTTCCGGGACACGGACCAATTATATATGATGTAAATTTAAAAATTTTTGCCAATTCAGAAAAAAGCAATCTTAAAAAACAATGGTTAAAAAGGAACAAACCATTCTTAGATTGGTATTTCTTTTTTCACGGATTTGCAGCACTTGATTGGTTTAGAGATTTTCAATATATACAAAATGTAAACAATTACCGAATTTCCAAAGTATTTATCTGTCTTAATCACCTTATTAAAGATAACCGAAGTTACAGAATGTTATTGCTTTCTATGCTACAAGAAAATCGACTGTTGGATCATGGCATGATTTCGGCACCATTGTTATCCCAATCTATTATAAAAGAGGAAATTTTTAATAATGTTTACTCAAGATTATCTAGTTTTGGTAAAAAACATGTGATGAAAAATTTATGGCCTGTTGCTGAATCATTGGTCATTGATGATGTTAACTACAACTCTGCCAGTGCTGAAATTCCTACATATTATTATAAGGCATTATGGAGCATTGTTACTGAAACTAATTTTTACGACGATAAATTGCACTTAACTGAAAAAATATTCAAGCCTATTGTTACCAAAAGACCTTTTATTCTAGTGTCGGCTCCGGGCAATCTTGAATATTTAAAATCATACGGATTTCAAACCTTTGATAGATGGATCGATGAAAGTTATGATCAGGAAAGCGATCCCGATCAACGCCTAACCATGATAGTCAAAGAAATTAAAAAATTATGTAATCTGTCAACAGTGGAACTTCAAAACATGCATAACGAAATGAGTACAATTTTAGAATACAATCACAGACATTTTTATACAAAATTTAAAAAAATAATAATTGACGAATTAGTTGATAATTTTGAATCTTGTATTAAAATATATAATTTATCATTGAGCGAAAGATTCAGATTACCGGTTGAACTAGTAGATTTTGATCGCGTTAAACGAAACTTACTAAGCTGATTTTTCTACCATAAGTTGTTCAAATATTTCACTATCAATGAAATTATTTTCCAAAGTATTAAATCTTAATGAGGCGTTTATTCTTAATTTTGAATGATTGCATCTGGGAGCGTGAGGCACAGCAATGTTTATCCAATGTGATTTATTTGCATCACATGATCCAATTTCTTTAACATTGTTCTGTATACATTTTACCGCAACTGCCGCGCTGACTTTGGTAACTTCTCCGATATAAGACGGCATTTCGTCGTTGTCGTCGGGAATTGAATCATACCATACTGTTTTTGAACCAGCACAATTTAGAACAGGAATATTTAATCCAACATTCATAAATTCTGTATCATAATAATCGATATGTATAGGAAAATATTTGTTTTCGTTTACAATAATAAAACCTACACTTATTAGCGATTGTTTAATTTGCATTCGAGATAAAATCTCACTCAAAGTTGGTAAATTGCAAAGTGTTTCAAAAAACGAATCTCGAAAATTTATATGCATAAATTGGGTGCCCAAGGACAAAAAATCAGTATTATTTTGCTGGCACCATTCTTTTAAGAATCCCAATAATTCAAGTTGAATTAATTTAGTTTCTTTTATACTCAAATTGGCAGGTTTATATAACCAAGTTGGAATTTTACTCATAGTATACATTTTTTATCGAATGAGCCATCATCAATCATTTCAAAGATTTTTTTATCAAATCTCAATGAAGAGTTAACTCTTAATCCAGATCGCATGGTAATTGCATTATGCGGTTTAGTTACATTTATCCAATGGGGCGTATTGGCGTTACACCTATCAATCTCGATGGCATTAGAATTATTACACGGAATGGCAGTAATAAACCATTTTGCTTCCATTATATAGCCATTAAATGCGTCATGATATAAAATTTCTGCGTCATACCATGCTGTATGTGAATCCTCGCAATTGAATACAGGAATGTTTAATCCTATGCTCATAAATCCTTCGTTAATTGTATCAACATGTATTGGATAATTGTTATCATGGCCGACTACAATCATGGCCAAGGATAAAAAGCTATCAGCAAGTCCAAATTCTGTCAATTGTTGCATTAAAAAGGGGCAATTGTCAATGACATGTTTTGTTGGCGCAGGAATTACAAAATGACTTTTGATGGAATTGAATGGAGTACCGTTAAATTTATATTTAAAAATTTGTAGTAACTCGTTACGGATTTGCGGATATATAGTTTGATTAATTTTGGCTGGTTTATATAACCAGTCCGGAGCTTTGTAGATAGTCATTGAGCATAGGATAAAATTAATTGTTTCATGTCATGGATTCTCGTTCGTGTAGTGTTGCTGTTTAAAACTACAAATAGTTTTTTTTGGTTATTAATTATCACGCTCATAACTAAACAGCCGCCACTGGCTCGAACATAACCAGTTTTACTTACAATTACGTTATATTTAGCGACCAGTGGATTTGTGTTGTTAAATTTCCACTTAGTAATTTTTCTTTTTTTGTGATTTACTAGCTCGCCTACCAATTGATTACTGGCATGCACGATTTCTGGATAACGCTCTGCTGCCAGTAATAATTTTATTAGGTCTCTAGGAGTACTCACATTTCTATTATCTAATCCTGAGCTATCTGCGAATCTTGTATCACGCATGCCTAAAATTTCAGCCTTGCGATTCATATCTTCGATGCATTTACTATATCCCCGGTGATACAGTTCGCACAGCAAATTTGCAGCTTGATTGTTTGATTGAATTAATGCTAAATCAATCAATTGAGATTTATTAACAACAATGCCTTTGAATCTTTTTTTTATTGGATCATTAAGATTCTCGTTTGCGTCTAGTATAACCATCACTGTCATGAGTTTAGTAATACTAGCAATAGGCTGTTGTATTTCTATATTTTCCGATTCTAATATATTACCGTTGCCATCAGCAATCAACCACGATTTTGCTAAAATATTTGAAGGAAAAACAGGACTGCTTGCAATCATTATGATTGCTGTTAATAGAAAATGTTTTATCATTTATTGCCAACCAAACGATACAAATCGTTACGAGGAGTATTGTTGGCGCTCATATCAACTATATAAGAGCCAACAGATTTTACATCATTGTAAACAATTTTGTTGTCTTTGTCAACGAACCAATGATTTATAATGTTAAATAAAGCAGTTTGGCAATCTAATAGTCCAAAAGTATAAATTTTGTATACAGGTTGTTCCAACATTTCATATTTTTGTCCAGCCGGGTCGTTAAACTCAGTTACTGAATATACAGGAACCTGTCGTTGACGAATATTCAATGAAGCTTTGTGTACATACAATTGAAATATATTAGATTGTGCCGCTTGCTGCCAAACAGCTTCATTGTAAATAATTTGATTGTTTTCTGTAATTGACAATTGAAATTCTTGTGCCTTTGATCCAACAGACAGGATTGTTAAAAATGCAAATATTATTTTTTTCATCAATTAACCTCGTTCGTGTTGTATGTCTTCGATAAATTTTTCTATGACCAAAAAACCTATCAAACATAATATAATTGCAAACAAGCTACCTTGACCAATCGCCAGAGTTGTTGCTATCCAAAAGAATATTCTTAGACCTAAAGTTAAAAAATCAACTGTATTCATTTATGATCTCCACCACGTCATTTATATGTAGATTAAGAGACTTAGCAATAGCTAGATATGAAAATCCTTGTTTATGTAATTCTAATACAGCCTTAACTACTCCTGGATTTGTCATTTTTTTCTAAGTGTCTTATTATAATTTCTTCTACTACAGTTTCGGGATATCTAATTCTTAAACAAATGTCCTGTACACTGTAATTATGTTCAAAATGCATTCTAATAACTAGACCACTGTTGGCCTTGAATGTATATTTAACTTGATTATTTTGGATCACAATCTATCCATTTTAAATTATTGTAATGTTCATAAGGCCACGTGCCTTTGGGAATCAAACAACGTCCTAGTTCAGGACTTACTTCCATTCTCACTTGTACCACTGCCCAACTCAACCAAATAGCGTACACGGTACAAATAATAGCTATGCCGTATTTGTAAGCATTGCATTTAATATGTTCAATTCTTCTTTGCCTTTTATTTGCTGCTATGGAATCACGTGCTCGCTGTAATTGTAAAGCTATGGCCTGCTCTTTCTGTATACGTTCCATCATGGCTTCGGTTCTGGTATACAAATCTCCCAATTCTGGAGGACATTGATATACCATAATTTCTCGTAACTCTGTCTGCATGGCCTGTAGTCGACTTAGCATCAACACACGCTGTAATGCTCGTTTGCCAATACTTGTGGAGCCAGTGTAAACGTCATAGGCATGTTTTTCTTCCTCCTCAAAAATTGCTTTGCAATAAGCGTAATTTTCAAAGTATGTGCCTAATTCTTCGCCGATTTGTGTGTAGACATCATCGGGCTGTTTTTTGCTGAGCTCGATGATGCGATTCTTTTCCTGTATGTACTGATTCTTCTCAGCAACAGTAGGTTTACGGTCTCTGAACTTTTCGCCAAACTGAGCGTCCAGATCTGCAATGATGCCTTTAACATCGCCTGCTGCGCTGGCTATTTCTTTGTATAATTCGCAGCCTTTTTTTACGGCTTGTACAGCACCATTAGCCAGGGCAAATAGTGTTAGTGGATCCATAGCTCGGACCCATCACTGGTACAGCTCGTTACAGCTAATTGGTTCAATTTGTGTTTCCGTTATTGTGTTATTGAAGAACCAATACTAATCGAACTTAGTAATACTTACCAATAAGCGTATAAAAATTTATTACTAGATAACTGCTACATTCTGCGCGGGGGAGTAACTGGTGCAGGATTAGGCGGATGTTTAGGAGGACGATGTGCGAACCAACTCATAGTTCAAATCCTTCAGTCATAAAAAAACCTGGAATTTCCAGGTTATTTGTAAATTATTCTTGTTCCGATTGTAGCACCTTGTTTAAGTGGACTCTCATCTGGTATATAAATGCGTTTTCCAACTCCTACCATACAATATTCGTTGGTGTTTAAATCATGTAGGAACCAACTAGTAGTTTCTGTTTCAAAATTAGCATAGACCAAGTTAACAGTTTGTTCGTTAGGGGATTGCGTAGCCATAATCAACGTTTCGCCATATTTGTCCATGGTAACTTTAACATCTTCAAAACTACCACACATCATTTGGATTTTTCTAGGTCTTGGTTCAGCTGTAGCTGCCAGCGCAATAGTGGCCAGTAAGATGGCAGTTAAAATTTTGTTCATATAGTATATATCATTGTGGTAGACAATGATAAAATACCCGTATTATACTTCTTCTTTATAATCAAATCTACCACAAACTATGTCATAAAATTCGTCTAGTTCTCCGCCCCACTTGCCTTTAAGGTAAGGGCGTAGATCGTGACACAGCTTGGCGTTTTTTTGTTTGTTAGCTTGGACAAATGTATTGTGAAGTTTCTTCCAGTGATCTAGTCGTACTACTTCTTCTAATGGAATTTGATCGCCCGGGACTACACAAAATGTTTCTAATATTTGTCCTTCTACATCGTGTGGTTCTAGTTCAAGAACTGTATATCTTTCACTGAGCTCTTCGGCTACTTGTCTGTTAAAAATAATGTCCATTATCGTTTTTTAATCCCTACTGTGTTGTATATATGCTGCACAGCTCGAGCTTGATAATAACAATCAATCAAGGCGTTGTGAGCACCATGCCTGTTTTTGTCTCTAGGATCACCGTGTACACTGAACAAAGTACGACTGTCTCTAATCTGCCAAAATTGCCAGGGAGTCGGGCGACCAAATTGTCTGTATAAATCCTCTAGTATGACAATATCAAACGCCGGTCCTTGGCACCAAATGTTGTCTACTCCAACCAAAAAGCGATTGAGTTGATCTAACATTTCGTTAACAGCTATGCGCCCTTGGATGCCCATGGCTTCTTCTCTGACTTCGTCAGTTTGTGTGCCCCACCAGGTCACAGTTTCATCTTGAACGTGTCTATCCATGGCCAACTGTTCATCAACATCCGGCTTTAAATATAAACCTCTAGTCTGATCTACATCCGACTCCCAGGGATTAAACTTTACTGCACCCATTGTGAGGATAACCGACCATGGCCTGGTGCTCAGCGTTTCGATGTCAACCATTGCATCCATTATTGACTCCCTACGGCTCTATCAGCTTCGGCCGCTGCTACTCTACGACGCAAACTGCTTGAGCTAAATGAATGATCGCGTTTGTTATACACCAGTTCAATTCTACGATTGTTACACTCTTCTGCGCCAGTGAAATGTTTGTCTGCATACTCAACGCCTAGTATACGCACATCAATGGGCAGGGTCAAAAGAATATCAACTAGGTCTTGCTCAGTTTGATATACAACCACTTCATCCACATAGCGGCATGCTGCCAATTGAATCTGGCGCTCAACGACACTTTGTACTGGTGGATTCTTCGTATCCGGACGGTCAAGTGTGGGGTCGGTTTGCAGCCCCGCAATAAGATAATCGCAGTGATTCTTAGCCTCTGCCAACATTGCCACGTGTCCGGCGTGAAATAAATCAAAAGTCGAAAAAGTAATCCCAATCTTAAGTCCTTTGTCCTTAAGCTCACGAATTTTATTGAATATCATTTAAGAGGCTGGTTCTAATTTTATGTTGAGTGGAAAGCCATTGTTCCTAGCTAGCAGAGTAGCCTCTACACCTTTTTGTTCGGCAATTTCATATGGTAGTGTGCTTACTACACTTGATCCTTCTTCATGAATTTTCAAAGTTATCTCATATGCAGTTTGTTCGGTATGATGGAAAATATTTTTCAAACTTTCAACAACAAATTCCATAGTGGTAACATTGTCATTGAGATAGATAACATTAAACAAACTGGGTGGCTGAATGTTTGTTTTGGCTTGAATACGTGGTTTTACTACAATATCTGTTTTGCTCATAGTCTTGTAGGTGAAAGTAGGGGGAGGAATCCCCCTACTTTTATTATATTACTTAGCAAAAGTAATTGCAATCTTCTTGGGTTTTTGTTCTTCAGGAACAATATGTTCAAGGCTGACTGCCAGGATACCGTTAATTACTGTAGCACCCTTGACTTCTACATTGTCGGCCAAAGTAAAATGGCGAGCAAATGTTCTTGCACTAATACCGCGATGCAGGTATTCGTACTCATCTTTTTGCCGTTGTTCGCCATGAATCGTGAGAACATTGTCTTTGTATTCAATGTCCAATTCGTCTTCACTAAAGCCAGCAACTGCAAGTTGGATAGCATAATGATTTTTGTCAATTTTTACAATATTGTGTGGTGGATAATTGTCTGCCTTGCTATTGGCAAAGGTGCGTCCTAGTTCATTGAACAATCTATCAAACCCAACTGCGTGACGATGTAGTGTAGGTAAATCAAAAGTACTAATGGTATATGTTGTCATAATTTTCTCCTTTCTATTAAGCAAGTATGACATATATGAGGGTAGACCCCAACTGGGCATCTGCACTGCATATTCTTTATAGCTTTTCATTAAAGTCAGCATCGACTACGGTATCATCTGTGTTAGTCTCTACAGATTCTTCTGTAGTCGATGGTTGTTTCGCTTCATTTATTACATTAGATACCATAAACAGTTCACTTAATTTTGTAGTAATTGTTTCTTTGTCAGTACCTGTAATGGCTTGTTCTAGTTCGGCGATAGCACTGTTTATTTTAGTAGTCTGATCCTCAGTAAGTGTACTTTCGGCTTCTTTAAGATCAGTGCGAACCCGGTGGATTACTGCATCCGCTTGGTTACGAGTTTCGATTAATTCACGCTGCTTCTTATCAGCGTCAGCATTAGCTTCGGCATCGCGAATCATTTCCTCAATCTGTTCTCGACTTAGACCAGAATCACTCTTAATAGTAATCTTATTTTCTTTGCCAGTATTTTTATCCCGAGCACTTACTTTAAGAATACCGTTTGCATCAACATCTAAAACAACTTCAATTTGTGGCATGCCGCGAGGCGCAGGTTGAATGCCTTCAAGATTAAACTCACCCAATAGTTTATTGTGTTGTACAAGTTCGCGTTCACCTTGATAGACTTTAATAGTAACTGCAGGCTGATTATCCTCAGCTGTGCTGAACACTTGACTATTTTTAGTTGGAATTGTAGTGTTCTTGGTAATTAATTTTGTCATCACTCCGCCCATGGTTTCAATACCAAGGCTTAGTGGGGTCACATCAAGTAATAAAACATCTTTACGCTCACCGCCTAGAACAGCACCTTGTACTGCTGCTCCAACTGCCACTGCTTCATCTGGATTGACATCGCGGCGCGGTGCTCGTCCAAATAACTGCTCAACTGCTTCTTGAACCCGAGGCATGCGTGTCTGTCCACCAACAAGGATTACCTCATCAATATCTGCGGCGGTAACGCCTGCGTCACGCATGGCCACACGACATGGCTCGATGCTGCGCTGAATGAGATCTTCAACCAGGCTTTCAAACTTGGCACGAGTAATTTTAATATTCAAATGTTTAGGACCAGTAGCATCAGCAGTGATGTATGGCAAATTAACATCTGTTTGTGTGCTATTTGAAAGCTCTATCTTTGTACGTTCTGCTGCTTCTTTAAGACGTTGAAGTGCCATGACGTCTTTGCCGAGATCTACACCAGACTCTCGCTTGAATTCGGTGATTAGATAATCCATTAGTCTTTGGTCAAAGTCTTCACCTCCCAGGAATGTATCTCCATTGGTACTAAGAACTTCGAACTGTTTATCACCATCGACATTAGCGATATCAATAATAGAAATATCAAAGGTACCACCACCAAGATCATAAACAGCGACCTTACGATCCGCTTTTTCATTTTTGTCCACGCCGTAAGCCAGTGCCGCTGCGGTTGGCTCATTGATAATACGCAGAACTTCTAGGCCAGCAATAGCACCAGCATCCTTGGTAGCCTGGCGCTGGCTGTCATTGAAATATGCAGGTACAGTAATAACCGCCTGAGTTACTTCGTGTCCAAGATAGTCTTCGGCAGTTCGTTTCATTTTGCGTAGCACTTCGGCTGAGATCTGCGGAGGTGCGAGATCCTTACCGTCGGCATTTACCCAAGCATCACCATTGGCACTTTCCATAATGGTGTAAGGCATGAGATTGATATCTTTTTGAACTGCCTGCTCTTTGAACTTACGACCAATTAGTCGTTTAGCAGCATAGATAGTATTTTTAGGGTTAGTTACTGCTTGACGCTTGGCACTTGCACCAACAAGAATTTCATCAGTAGTGTACGCAACAATACTAGGCGTAGTGCGAGCACCTTCTGAATTTTCAATTACTCGGGGGATTCCGTTTTCGACTACTGCTACGCAGCTATTGGTGGTACCAAGATCGATACCGATGATTGCACTCATAGTTTCTCCTTAAAATTAAGCAAGTAATTTGTGGGCCCGAAGCACCCTACACAATTATTTATACCAGTATTATATATTTTTTTGTGTTACACCGCAATTATTTTGGATTTTTAAATTCAAAATTTCTAGACACTGTGTATATCGGATCCCAAGTTAATGCAAAATGGGTGTAATCTTTATCTCCGTTCAAACATAATCTGTATGTGTATTTGTGAATTTTGGTTTTATGATTATAGATTCTATGTAGCTTTACCCAATTGTCAATATCTATGTTGATTTGGGCGAGTGCTGTTCCTGCGGCTGCTCCGCCTGCTCCTATTGGCAAGCGAAACTCAATATACATTAGTACAATTTTTTAGGTAGTTGCTCGTCGGCTAATTTTTTCTTCCAACGACGTCGAGCAGCAGCTTTGGCTTTTTTGCGACGGGTAGTGGGTTTTTCGTAAGTTTCGCGCTCACGCAGATTTTGCAATAATCCGCTTTCAGCCACTTTCTTTTTGAATTTACGCAAGGCTTTTTCTACATTGTCGTGAGTAACAACAACTAGATTACCGGTAACTTTGTTTGATTTATCATACATAAGATTATTTATTCAGTCGAATATTTATGTAAAAAATACTGTACAGGATCTAGCAATCTTTTTTGATTTCCAAGTAACACTGTATCCCCATAATAAAATGTTTTTTCCAGCCTACAAATTTCTTTGTAATCGAGTGTTCTTGAATTAACTATTACGGCGTCACTAGCACTAACAGCTTGATTTAACCAATACAAATTATCCATATTTGGAGTATAGACATACACGTTAAACTCTTTATCTGAATGTTGACAAAATCGTATTACAGCATCTACATCTGCTTGCTCTGGGTCTATCAATAAAACAGAGTGTAGGCTATTATTGACTATATCCGGTGGCGTTACTAAATTGCTATGCATTATTATTTTTTAAAATTTCTTCGATTTGTTGTTCAACTTGAGCTTGTTCAGCGTCGCTGAGGTCTTCGATTTCGTACTCGCCAGCTTCTAATTTTTGTATTAGATGTTGTATGTAAGCCTGATTGTAAGTGTAACTGTCAGTGGAGTTTTTGTCTACTTCGATCCATTTTTGCCCATTCCATTTAAACAGCCGGTCAGGAAGATAATCTGTTCTAATAAACATATCGCCTTTCATGGGATCATCCGGGAATCGTTCTCCGAATCCACATTGGCTAGCCGCTTGTAATTTATCGTTGTCGGCTTGGATAGCCATACCTGGATACAATTTGTTGAACGCATCCAAGTTATAAACTTTGCCTTTGTAACGCACTGCATAGTCAGCGCCGCGTCTGACAGGGGTGTTAAATTCATCTGCAGGTGGTGTCGGGTGCCCATCTCCCGGGTCTGTAGCCATTGTAGCCAATGGCAGGTCAGGCTTTTCTTTCTCTACAGATGATCGAACTTGATGAATTTGATCACTAGTCAACGGACCATCATCGGCTTCATATGAAGCCTCTTGTTGTCTTTGCTCGTCAATTACTCTACTGGCCCACATCTCTTCATTTTCCAAAACAGGAATGTTTAGGTCGTATTCAGGTTCTATTTTGGCTGCTTCCTCATTAGCCTGTTCAGCACGATGTTGTTCATCTAACATGTCAGCTGCTTGTGCTGCTAGGTGCGCTCGTTCAAAAAATTCATCTGCCTCTCGATCAGGATCGATCTTTTCATCCAACCGATTCAATGCTGCAATCTCTTCCTCAGTCCATGGTCGTTGTTCTACCCCTGGCGGATTGGCATTAATGGCCATAGCAGCGGCATCCTCGTCATGAACCCAACCACCACGACCCTGTCTTGCCCATTCAAACTGTTTGTTGGCAGCAAGGATAAGTGTTAGTGCTAGCGGATCAAATACAATAACAATAAGTATAATAACCCAACGTACAGCCCGCTCAAGAATATTTTGGTCAGGATTGTCGCCGTATATAAGGGCAGCAATGTATTTTATTGGCCCTACTTCGGCCTCCACCTTTCTTGCCTCTGCGGCCAGGGGTGCTCGCTCGGCTTGTAATTGTTGAATTGTTTTTTGTGACTTTGTAATTTCTGCTTGTAATGCGGCTCGTTCTTTGGCCTGTTGCTTACGAATAATAACTGCCTTGTCAGTGCCGCGTTCTGAATCTGTTCTGCCTAGCATCTGATCTACTTGGGCATTCATTTGGTCAATGGCTTTTTTGGCCTGTGTGATATTTTCTCTTTCGGTGGCTATCTTTTCATCGTAGATAGCAACTCGACTAACCGCATCTCCTGTGACTAAACTTTGATCTGAGTGGGCCTTGGATAAGAAACCGAAGATACCCATACTGGTCAGTAGCATTAGAAAAACAATGGCAGGTAAAAGATAAGCCTTGAATACCCATCCGGCTCGTTGCCAATTATTGTGTAGCCAAACAGTAGCAACTAACTTGCCGGCTTCTAGTGCTCCGCCCATGATAATAACAGGGATGACTGCGGCACTGAATATAGCAGTAAGACCTTCGACCGAATACCAAGCGGCTATCACCGAAATGGTCACAGCCACCAACATGATTAGTGATCCAAATAACATAGCGTGTATTTATAGAATTGTATGACGAGTATATTATACTAACGGAATTATGTCAACTAATTAAGATGTCATTTATGCCGCCCAGGGCCTACCTTTTTTAAGACCACCAACATTCGGATTATCTACTAATGAACCGGTGTTGCTTGACGCATTGTAGCGTGTAGGCAATTGTGTAGCATCTGCTGTGGTATCGGCGTATCTACCGGGTTGAACTAAATTACGGTCAGCCCTGTCTGTTCCTGCAAGGGTTAATTTCTGATCTTGCCTGTCTCTTTTTAGAGCTAATTGTGCT